ACATTATTGGAATAGAAAAACATCCAAAAGTCTATGATTTAACGATACCATCTACCCTTAACTTTGGATTAGCAAATGGTCTTCAAGTAAGAGACACTTCTACAACAGGTTATATTCAAAGAAGATTAATCAAAGGTCTAGAAGATTTAATGGTCAATTACGACATGACAATTAGAACAAACAAAAATAAAATTGTCCAATTCGCATATGGAGATGATGGTATTGACACAACAAAAGTAGAGAATCAATTTATTCCTATTGTTTCAATGAGCACACAAGATATTTATGCTCACTTCAATATCCCAGACGAAAATGCAAAATCCAAACTATTATCCAATATATTTTTGAAAAATACTATGACCCGTTTCAAGAAACAATCACAACAGATGACTGACATGTGTTTACAATATTCAAATATGATGATAGAAATGCGTTCTGAAATAATCAAAAATGTTTTCAAGAAAAAGTCGGATAGTATTGTAAATTGCCCTGTTGGATTCCAATATATTATTAGTAACATTCAAGGACAATTTAATATTAACAGCACATCACTCGTAGATATCACTATAGTAGAAGCATTTGAATTAATTGAACAAACATATCAAAATTTAGAGAAAATTCATTATGTTGTTCCAACACTTTTGTTCAAGACTTTGTATTATTATTACTTATCGCCAAAAGATTTGCTCATTGTAAAGCGTTTCAATAAAGACGCGCTTATGCTATTATTGAGTACCATTGTAATGGATTATAAAAGAGCGATAGTCGCACCAGGTGAAATGGTTGGAATGATTGCTGGACAAAGTATTGGCGAAATTTCAACACAAATGACGTTGAACTCTGTGACTTTTGAGACACCTATTATCGTAAGAAATAAATCAGGAACTATTCAAAAAGTTCAAATCGGAGATTTCATAGAAAATAAAATTAACGTAGCTAAAAAAATGGAATATTATAAAGACAAAGACACGACATACGCTGAATTAGAAGATTATTATGAAATACCATCATGTGATGATAATGGAAATATATTATGGAAAAGAATTGAAGCCGTTACAAAACATCCGGTTGTTAACAAAGACGGTACAAATACCATGTTAAAAATAACTACCAAAGAAGAGCGTGAAGTTATTGCAACTAAAGCAAAATCATTCTTAAAATTAATGAATGGTAAAGTACTAGCCGTTGATGGAGATACATTAAAAGTTGGCGACTATTTACCAGTATCCAAGAAACAAATTGATTTTACCGAAAATAGAACACTGGAATTACGCGATGAATTACTGCCTACAACTGAATATATTTATTCATCGGAAGTTGAAAAGGCTAAAATAGTTATGAAAGAACATCAATGGTGGTCAAAACATCAAGGTAAAACCTTCACACTTCCTTATGCAAGAAGTGATAGTTTTGTAGCAAAGTTTAATGATAAACTAAGAAATGGTTGCAAAACAAAGACTTCGCTGTCACCAAATTGTGTATATACAAAACAAACCAATATGAATAATTACACTATTCCAGAAACAATACCATTAGATTATAATTTTGGTTATTTATTAGGCGCATACGCAGCAGAAGGATGTATGACAAAGACACAAATATCTATCGCAAATAATGATTTAGATTATTTCCAACCTATTTTAGAATTATGTAATCAATGGAATATTACTACAAAGGTATACAAAAATGAAAATAAAAATAATGAAGGTTGGACAAGTCAAGATTTGAGAATATACAATACTGTATTATGTCGTATTGTAGAACAACTTTGTGGTAAATTAAGTCATAATAAGTTTGTAAGTGATAAAATAATATTTTCAAATAAGGAGTGTTTATTAGGATTCTTGGATGCTTATATTGGAGGCGATGGCTCAGTCAAAACAAAAGAAAAAATAATAACAATGTCATCTGTCTCCAAAGATTTATTAATAGATGTTCAACAAATGTTGAATATTTTGAATATTTATAGTTATATTACAAAATACAAAAAACCAGAATATAACAATCGGGATACTAAAAATATAAGACAATGTTACAATTTATTCGTAACTGGTTCTCAATTACATGAATTTGCTAACATGTTAAATATTAGAATTAAATACAAACAAGAAAACTTACAAATAATTTTACAACATAAATACAAATATGAAATCAATAAAAATGCAAATATCATTCCAAATGAAATAGATGGAAAATTAGTAATTCAAGAAAGAGACAATGATTACACAGGGGTGATATTTGATAGAATCAAAAGTATTGAGGAAGTATCCAATACAACAAATTATGCGTATGATTTAACAGTAGAAGATACAAGAAATTTCAACGTATATAATGGTCTTGCGATTGTCGATACGTTTCATTTTGCTGGCGTAGCATCAAAGTCCAACGTGACTCGTGGTGTACCAAGAATTGAAGAAATTCTATCACTTTCATCTGAACCAAAAAACCCATCGCTAACCATTTACTTGAAAGAAGAAGAAGAAACTCAAAAAGAAAAAGCACAAACCATTATGTATATGATTGAGCACACTAAATTAGTAGAAATTGTTAAATCCATAGAAATATGTTTTGACCCAGATGATTTGAACACATTAATATCAGAAGATAAAGATACAATTCAACAATACAGAGCTTTTGAGAGTATGGTTGCAAGTTGCGCAGAGGTAAATCTAGCAAATGATGAAAATGAAAAATCAAAGTGGATTATTCGTATGGAAATGGATCCTGAAATAATGCTTGAGAAGAACATCACTATGGATGACGTCAATTTCACACTAAACAACTGTTATGAAAATCAAATTAATTGTGTTTATTCAGATTACAACGCAGATAAATTAGTTTTTAGAATTAGAATGAATGAAGTAATTAAAAACAATTCAGGTAAATCAGCGGGAGCAAAAACAAAATTGCCTCTTGACCAATCAGACCAGATTTATATTTTAAAGAATTTTCAAGACCAATTATTGCAGAATGTAGTGCTGCGTGGTATTAAAGGTATTAATAAGGTTATTCTTCGTAAGATAAAGGATAATGTTGTAGAAAAAAATGGTTTGTATAAAAGAGAAGACATATGGGTATTAGATACCGTAGGAACCAACTTATTGGAAATTTTGGGTATTGATTACATTGATAATACAAGGACATTTAGTAATGATATTGTTGAAATATACAATGTTCTTGGTATTGAAGCAGCTCGTCAATCAATTTACAATGAATTGGTAGATGTTATTGAATTTGATGGTGCATATGTTAACTATCATAATTACAGTGTGTTAGTAGATAGAATGACGTTTACAAATAAAATGATATCAATATTCAGACATGGTATAAACAATGATAATATTGGACCAATCGCCAAAGCATCATTTGAAGAAACTCCTGAGATGTTTTTGAAAGCAGCAAGACATGCAGAATTAGACACACTAAAAGGAATCTCAGCTAATGTAATGTGTGGTCAAGAAGGATTCTTTGGTACTAGTGCATTCCAAGTAGTATTAGACATAGATGAAATGATTAAAATGGAAGCGGCTGCAGAATATAAAAATGTAGACGTAGTTGAAGAAATAGATAAATTCTTTGGTAATATAGATAATCCAAACGATACATGTTCAGTTAATAAAATTAGTATTCAAAATAATGCAATTAGTATAAAACCTAAGGACATGGGCGAAGATAATGATTACAATCCAGGATTCTAGAATCTTCAAGAGTATAAAATATAAATTAAACACATAAAAAATTATATTAAATATATTGCTATTAATAAAAATATAAATAGCAATATAACTAAAAATAAATAAACATGCATACGTTTCATTTAATTACTAAAAAAATAATAGATCTTGATACAACAAATAATAATTCACAAATTTTTAGTAATATACACAAAATAAATTTTTTTATTTTTCTTCAAAGGGAATATTCTATACAAACAAAATTTAATTTTTTAAAAGACACGTTAAAAAATATTTTTAATACAAATGAAATGAATGAAGAATTTATTAATTATTTTAATAAAATACAAAAAACATATCATGCTTTTTCAAGGTTCTCTTTTATTTATAGATATAAAAAGGCAAAAATAATGGTGGATACAGATTTAATTCTTAATGAAATTAGTGAAAATAATAAATTCGTTTATTGTTTATTTCAAAATAATTGCAAATATCTTTTCAACATACATGAATTGATCAAAATAATACATAATTCAATTGCAAACTCTTATATGTTTTTTAGTAGTCCTTTTCCGATTAAAAATCCATATAATAATATTATATTAGACAAGTCCACATTGTACAATATATATTTTTTTATACGAACAAAAACATCATTGCAACCGGAATTATTTTATTATTATTTTAAAACGAATTTTAATTTGAATAAGTTTAATAATGAATATCAGTATTTATTGAGAAATTTTGCAATCAAAAATTATTTAAATAACAATAATAAAGATGTTTTATATAATGATATTGAATATATGATAGAGGATTACAATGAACTTATTAAATACAGACATTATCAGATAACTATTGATCACACTTTTCCAAAAGATTTGTTGGTTAATATAATGAAACCTTACTTGAATTTATTTTTAATATCGCAATACTCTTTAATGTATACGGATAGATTAGTTGCTAAAAATTTATTGAAACAAAAATTATATGAATTTAATAAATTCAATCCACAATTTGGTAGAAAAATTTATAAAAAGATTGTCAATATTACTATTGGTGATAATAAATTAGTAAATAAAACAGAAAATTTTCAATACAATACTATTCACATTGCATTTAATGAAAGCGAAAATATAAAGGATAGAAATGAATTTATGCATAGTCACAAAACTAAGTTAATTGAACAAGTAAATGACGATGATGAAGATGAGGATGACAATGATGCCGATGATGACGATGATGACGATGATGATGACAATGATGCCGGTGATGATGACCACGATGACCACGATGACCACGACGACCACGACGACCACGACAACGACGAGGATAATTGACCATCGTCAAGAAAGTGAGTCTCTAAGCTAAAATGTCGTCAGTTGTTATCATCATCTTCAATATATATTTTTTTAGCCAACGTTTGTACATTCCTTTTTTTAGGTTTATTAATTTTCACAAATTGTTTCAGATAGTCTTCTATAGTAATTTCGTTATCAAATGCATTTTTGATTTCATCTTCACAAGTTTCTTTTATTTCTTGGAGTGATATAAATATATCATTTTTATCAGATGATACTACTTTATAACTTGGTACTTTTTCGGGACCTAAAGCAGGAACTACGATAAAACAAAACTTGTCATTTTCATTACCATAACCTAAAAATATATTCTTTTCGTAATTACTTTGTAATAAATTTTTTGTTGAAATAAAAAAAGTTGGTATTTTGTATTTATTAACTAATAACCAAAAGTCTAATGGAGTTAAAAAATAATTATCAGAATAAATAAAACTTGAAAATGATAACATGTTAGAGTTTACTTGATCGCCGAGATTTTTCTTACCTTCTGTGATTAAAATATTCACTATTTGTTGAGGATAACTTTTAATATAATGGGTATATTCTTCATAAAGTATATTTTTTAATCTATTCGTTTCTATTTTTTCACCAGTTTTTTTTTCAATTATATCTATAATAATTTCAAAAGTACAAATAATATTTTTATCGTATTCAATTTCTTTAAATTGTTCGGGAAAACATTTTTTCCAAACACCCGAACTAATTTTATCATTTGCTTTTTTATTACAGGATAATTCTAAAACGGCTTTTTTAGCATTTTCTAGATCACTCGTTCTAACTTTATTTTCATATGTCTGAGTTATAATTGGTTCCGTTTCATCGTATGAATTAAATTTAACATATTTATTAATAATTGCTGGCTCAAGCAATTCAAAATAGTCTTGCGTTAACAATGATTGTAATAGTATAATTTCATTTTCACGTAAATTATATCCTATATTTCCAAAAGCTAAAAATGATTGTGGTTGTAACATGAACGATTGAATTCTACTATATCTAATTAATTCATCTGACATTTTTCCAAAATAAATTTCTTCATTTTCTTTACCTGTCATTAAATTATTTTTTGGTAAAATAAGATTACATGAATTATTTTCAGTGAACATGCATAGATTGGGTGTTTTACTACATAAATCTTTATTTTTTACTATGCACGTTGTAAACTCATCAATCAATTTATAATAATTATCATCTCCAATAAATTGTATTTTATTTTTTACCAAATCCCGCAACAATTGATTTATTTTTTTTATTTTTTGAGAATAAATAATATAATCTTTTGATATTTCATTTTCAACTTGTTCTCTTATTTTAATATTTGAATAATCATTCAATAAAATCCGAATAGTATTTCTGAAAATATTATAAAAATTTGTTTCATATGTTATTTTTTTTATGTAATCAACTCTTTCAACGTCTACTTTATTGCTTGTAGTTATTATAGAATCACTTGATGAATATCCATGAGAAGCAGAAGCTTTATTTTTTACAACATAATCAGTATTTTTTAATGAAGGTATATTTTGTTCACTTTTAATATCAATCTCCGGTATTGGTTGTGATATTTGTATAAATTGATTTGTTTCAGTAATTATACCAACAACCAATTCATCTTCAACTACTTTTAACATAGGTTTACAGTGTAAATCGGATATTTTTTCAGTTTTACGTTTTGTGCTTTTATTATAAAGTTGCATCAAAAATTCAAACGTATCTTCGTAACTTTTCCATAAAGATAGATCATTCATAAAAACGAAATCTAGTTCTTTTTTAATATTTTCATTGAATGATGATGGATAGCAAGGAACAAATCCTGATAATTTTGTTGGTGTAGGACTTTCGGCGATTACACCAATAATCTTATTATTGAAATTCATAACAAGTTTACTAACAGTATAATCATATTTATCTAATTTTTGTACGAGACTTGTCAATAATGGAGCGCGTTTTGCTTTATAAACGTTCGGCATACTATCCAGAGGTTTACAAAAATTGGATAGAAATGGACGGATTAATTCTCTAAAAACATTACGCATTGACACGGATAAGCGTGAGTCATATTCATTAAACAATTTTACAATATTATATTTTTTATTTGTAATTGTATACGAATAAATTGGCTCATAATATTTGTCTTCTTTCATTATAAAAAGAGTAGGTTTTCTAGTTTCATAAAATTCATTAGAATAATGATTGCTAGGACATAATAATTCAACGTTGTTGGTAATGTCATCATTTGGTATTTTAAGTATAATTAAATTAACACCCTTTGCAAATAGTTTTGAATTAGGTTTTGAAATAATGTCCCATAAATATGTGTGATCAATTATTGCGTCGTCGTCATTCAAATAATTTATAAAATTTTCAAAAGAGCTGATTACTTTTTTAAAATACAATACTTCATCTTCATTAGATTGATTGATTTTGGAATACAATTTAGATGACACATACGTCTGAATATTAATATTAGGATTACTTAAGTCCGCGCTTTTAAAATCGTTTACTAAATTACCATTTTGATATGTAATAAAATTATCAATTGTAAGAGCTTCTATAATTATGTTTTTCATTTCTTTAATACTTGGAGCATAGACATCACTTGTAGTGCCATAAAATAATACATCAGAGATGCAAGCTACAAAAGATTGTTTATCATTAATTTCTATACCGTGTCTTAATAAACAAGGGTGATCAGGTTTTAAGTTGGTATTGGTTTTACTAATTTGACAATCCGCATTTACTTCATGTAACATTTGTTGAATTTGAGGAGGCAAATAACCCCATCTTCCTTGTGAAATAGGGAATTTATCTGGTCCTATAATGTATTCATCTTCTTGTTTACCTTTTTTTGATTTTGTTTTTGCTTTTTCATTTTGATTTTCTTCCATTTTAGTTTCACTTTCATTTTCACTATCTTGATCACGAGAAGCATCTTTTTGACTACAATGTTTATTTGCTTCCATTCTACCTACTGTATTATACTTTTCAAAACAGCAAGGTAAACAATATCCTTGCGGGTGTTTGTCAAGTTGAAAACCCGGATAACGTTTATAATCTTTATTTCCACTTTTAGGTTTGTAAAATTCGTACACATAGTATCCAGGTTTCACTGTTTTTGCATCATCCGGTAATACGTAACCGCAATTAGGACTTTTTAGTTCTTTTTTACCGTTAACAATTACTTCAGTCAAATCTTTTGGGTCAACAACTGTATTATTTTTTAAACACCAATAACGCGGACAAATATAATTATATTGTTTTTTGGGATCAGAACCATATTTAATAACATCTTCATCGCGTAAAAATCCAGGATGTTCTTTGTTAATATTTTCCAACTCTTTATTAGTTAAAATAACCGGGTGTCTCTTCATTGTACTACTACACGTTCTAACGTATGAGTTGAATTCTTTTGTATCTTCTTTAATAATCAAAGCAGGATCTAAGTTTTCAATTCTAGTTTGAAAATAAGGTTCTTTCTTTTTTAAAGGTAAATTATCAATGTTTATTACTTCGTTCTCTTCACGTTGTTCATTATCTTCATCTTCACTCTCCTCGTGTTCGTGTTGTTCATTTTCTTCACTACTATTAACTTGACCGCCTTCCTTATTATTAGTTTCATCGCTTTTAATACTTGCTCCACTATCTTCATTGCCCTCATCGTCCTCTTCATCTTCATATTCATCATCAAAAAATAAATCCAACGCATTTTTTGGTCTATTTTCATCATCTGAATAAGAATAAGATTTTGCAGCATCACTCATTTTTGTATATTCCATATCTTCATTTTCTTCGTCAATAGAAGGAATTTCTAATTCAGATAATTGACTTTCTACTGGAGAAATTATGTCAAGTATTTTAATCTCTACCTTTTCTTCACTAGAACAAAGTTCATTAATTTTTTTTGTAGGATATTTTGTGCTATTTTTATCTTGTGTAATACGAATAATACTATCTAAGTAAATTGGTATTGTATCTAAATAAAAAATATCATTAATATTTTCAACGCGTATTGTTATAACTCCTGTTTTCTGATCTAATTGAATAGTAGTTTTAAACCCTGGATTGTCTTTTATTTTAATATCTATTTTTTTCACACCGCGTTCCAGTTGAATCTCATTTGCTACTTTTTGAACCAACTCTTCTGCTTGACTCCTATTTAAATCATCTTGAAAATTTTCTAACAATGCATCAACAATTTCGTGTCCTCTGAAACCCTCACTGCTTTTTTCCAGTATAAAAGCTTCTTGACTAGTTACCTTGTTAAAATTTGATACTCGTTTAAATCTCAAGTGGATATCTTTTTTAAAGGAACTAGACTCATTGTTAAATATACTAGAAATACAACCTTTATAACTATCCAAATTAATAGCATGTTTAATTTTAATATTGCATTCATAAGTTAATTGTTTTATCTCTATATTACTACTTTTAATTGTATCAAACAAAGAAAGCTTATAACCGCTTTGTTCCAAAAAATTACTAATTTCTTGAATAATAGGATTAATATTGTTTTTAAACAACTCGTTGATTTCAACCTCGTTCATTACTTTTTCTAATTCGCAAATAATTGTTATAAATCCGTTTTCATCAAATTCACAAATAAATTGACTTACGTCAGAGTGAACGTCAGAATTAATATAAACTGAAACAGATTTGGTCTTCCCAATATTTTTAATTAATTTAAAAATCAAGCCTTTTTTAAGGTAAGGAATCTTTCTACCATCAGTAGCAATCTTATCTGTAAATAATCTAAAAATATTTTCTTGTCTAGATGATGGATTATATTTAATAAGAGGGTTTTCTTGTGTTGCATGTAAAATTTTAAACAAAATTTCTAGTGGTATATTTATTTTATATATGGGTTTGATAACAGCCTTCAAATATTTGATTCCTTTTCCTATATAATTTAATTCACTTTTTCGTAAATCATAAATATTGTAAAACATGTCAATTGTATTGAAATAATCTATGGTGGATTCATTCAAGTATTTTTCATTTTTTTTCACAACTTCACTTTGGTTAGATTTTAAATCATCTAAATTATTAATATTGTTTTCATATAAAAATGGATAATAAATTTTCAAAGTTAAGTCCTGAGGAATACTTTTATTTTCACTGTAATTTAATACATCTTGCGCTAGACACAAATAAATGTTGTTGTTTACTATCTCTCCAGTGTTCAATAATAAATGACTATTTAATGTGGATAAAGATTTTCTAGAATTTCTTTCCAAAAATGAATCATATCTTTCAACATCATATGGGTTGACAACAAATGGATATTCATTTTCAATAATAAAAAATTTCTGTCCTAGCACTTTATTTACAATAAAATATTTATTATCTAATTTCATTTCTACAATATCATCATAGTCGTAGACATCTTTTTCTCCTTGCATAAGTTCAATTTTTTTCCCATCTTCTTGACTTACTATATTAGAAATAAATTGATTTAATCTAATATTTGTCAATGACAGTTTCTTGTTTTGAGTTAACGTTTGATACAAAGAGACTGAATTAAATTTTTCTAATTTTTGACAATATAAATATATTTCATCCAATGAAATAGTTTTCTTAATTTGATTCAAAATTTTAATTTTTATCATTCCAATACTATCATCTAAATGGATCTGTTGTTTGCTATAAACAATCTTAATTTTATTGCTGTTAATAGTTTCTATTTCATTAGCATTAAATATTTCATTGTTAGTCTTATCTTTTCCACCATTAAAAACATAAATAGTGTCTATACTACCATTTATTATATAATTAACTTTATAAACATATAACTCTGCCATATATTAAGTATTTAAATTATTTTTATATGTAAATAATATAAATAGTTATGATACGAAAAACTAATAAATCAGCACAATTAAACGTGCTAAATTAAATCGTAATACGGATTATCATTAATAGTCATTCCGCAATATTGTTTTGGATTGTTTTTATAGTCAATTGGCTGATATATATTTGCATCTTTTGCATTACCAAGTAAAAATTTAAAGTTTTGCCAGAATTCTTGTTTATGACCAATAGATTCAGTCATTATATGAGATAACTCATGTAGAGCTACAAATGTTAATGTGTTTATATCAATTAATTTATTCCCTTCTTTTGTGGTGTTTAAACAAAACGCTATTTTCTCTCCTTTATTTTCACTATAAGCAGTTAATTCACTAGTTGGTAAAGTTTCGCTAATTTTTTTTGGATTAAAACCTTCTACTAATCTCACCGTTCGCGGATCATCAGGATGTTTTTCTTTCATATATTTAACCATTTCTTTGCATTTTTGGGTTACTGTTGCAAGTAAATCCGCAGCAAGCTCTAGCTTTTCTCTCTCTCTTACACAGTATCTATTTCCGTCTTTTGAAGCGATTATGCATTTTAAATTGAATGCATCAGAATCATAATATATTCGTAAACATAATATTAATACAAATCCTAAAAATATATAAAAAAAAATACTATGTTTATCCATAGGTTAAAGTATGTTACTATATAAATATATAATTTATTTTTTAACTTTTTATTGTTTATTGTTTATTGTTTTTATTCATTGTTGTTTGGTGCGTACATAGTACCTAAACTTCCACCTCTATCACACCGAGGGCAAACTGTATAATATTTGTGTCCATAAGATGCTTCACAATCATTATGCAAGGCTATCTTGCAGCGAACACAAATTATATACGTTTTATCATCAATTATTTTTAAACACGTGTAACATATTCTGTGTTTGTTTTTTTCATTATTACACCAAATCATTTTGTGAGCAGAAATAAAACTTCCCATTTTGTAATCAAATTATATTAAATACTCTCTATTTGTATTGAATATAACCAAATCAATTTTTTTATTTATCTTCCAATTCTTCACTCTTTTCGTGTATTTTTCTTATATATTTTTTTTTATATTTTGATGCATGATTACCACACATGCTATTTAAAGATCTTGCAATAGAGCAACTATGATAATCTGTGCTGCGAATAATTCCATCAACATAAAATTTTGCACTACTATATGGAAATAATGAACATCTACCATGTTCTAGTTTTAATCCGTAATCTTCATCACCAGGCGGAACAAAATATCTGCACTTTACACAAAATTTTGGTTCTTTCACTTTAAGTGAACTCGCGAATAAAAACGTTGAAAAAAATGTAGACAATAATATTCTCAAAAGATACATAATTATATTAGTATATCCTATAATATTTAATATGTTTTACTTTTGTATATAATTATTGTCATTAAACAATATGATACATTTTAATTTTACTTCGTTAATAAAATTAAAATATCTAGTCATCAAATTTCTTTAATTATTTATTGCGGTCCTGATCCTAATTCAAGAGGTGGTCTCATGAAATCAGGCTCAATAGTACTTTGGTTCCATGGTCCAACGTACAATTGTGGGTTAGCTGGTTCTGAACGAATTTGAAGATTTGCATTTCTTAAAGTTTGACCAATAGTATCAATACCAATATGGTAACCTGCTTTTAATAAATTTACATTTGCTAGTTCACCTTTGCCAGATGGATTTAATTGAGCCCATTGACTATTTGTATCCTTTGGAAGTAACTCAGCAGGGTTTTGGATATTTGGTTGTGAGCATGATGAAGGCATGCCAGGCATACTTGTTTGCACACCATTTGCAGAAGAAAATACTTCGTTTTGACCTAAAGGTTCAGAGGGGACAACGTTTCCACCGTTACCATTGTAATTTTGTGATGGCTGAGTGTTTTTGTATTGTTGTGGCATAGTAGCATTTGATTCATAACCATACATTCCTTTGGATGACAAATAATTAGCAAATAAACTAACAACATATGCAAGAATTAATAGAACTAGGATTGCACCAATACCATAATCGTTCCATAGCTTTTTTAAAGATATGCTCATTATATAAAATTAATGATAAAATAATTTTTAGAATACATATTAATTTATTCTAAACATTAATTTAAAAACTAAAAGTAGTATTATCCTAAATCTAAAAGTTATAATCCTTCCAATTCGCTTTCAGAAACTTCATCAATTTCAGCATCTATATCACTTTCACTTTCATCTAAACTATCAATCATATATGTTTTTTTGATATTTTTAGCTTCTAAATATGCAATGATAGCAGTTCTTTTTGCTAATTTGGCTTTTTCTCTCGCTTCTTTATAAAGCTGATAATATACTTCATTTGGATTTTTTAAAGTTATTGTTTCATTAGTAATACTTTCTAAATCATCTTCTAAAGGATTAGAAAAATCCATTTCTTTTAATTCTGTGTTATCTTCCAATTCTTCTATAGGCAATTCTTGAATATCAAAAGTTAATTCTTCTTTTTCCTCTTCTTTTTCCTCTTCTTTTTCTTGCTCATTTACTTTAGTTTCTTTTCCTAAATACATTCCTATTCCAAATTCTTCTGTGTTAACAATATTACTATCAATATTTGATGCAACTAATAAATTGTTTTCGTTTTCTTCTAAAGATTCTTTGTTTTCCTTGACTAAAGATTCAATCGGGTTTTGATGTTGAATTAAAGCCACTGTTTTATTTGAATTATTTGTTTTAATCAAACAATTATCAAATAATGGTTCGTTATCTAAAACCATCGCCTGACGCAGTTCAATGTCAATTTGGAAATTTCGCGATGTGAATTTGATACCCTGAATTTCTAAAATAGAAATAATATTCGTATCTTCTTTTACATCATCAATGGAAAGAGGAACTTCGTTTTCATTATAAATTTTAACTGAAGGTTCATTATTTGTACCAACTTTAACATTTGTTCTTACTAAATAATATTTTCCTGATTTATAAATACGTATAACAGAATTAAATGCAGTTTCAACGTCGTTTTTGTCTAAAGAATTCTGAAACCAAGCCTCGCTTTTATTAAAAATCAAAGTTTGACAGGTTTCTTCTAAATTTTCAAACCAGTTTACTAAAGCTTCTGCATTATTATCAAACATTAAATCACAATAATATTTTTTGCCTGTTTTTACAAAACCTTGTCTAGTTAGACTTTTTGTTGTTTGAATATATAATGGTTTATTATTATATAATATTTTAGTAAAATAAGCACCGCCTTGAATACCTACAGGATGCGCTAAAGATAATTTAGAAAAGTCAAAATTGCTGTTAGGTTCAATAATATTATCCATTATTATTTCATTATTATATTTTTTAAATATTAATAACACGCAAAATATATAACTGCGTATTATTAATATTTAAAAAATATAATAATTAATATATTTACATGGATTTTACATTTGGTATTATTACTAATGGTGAAAATGATCATTACATAAAAATTATTATAGAATCTATTTATAATAATAAAATACCTAACTTTGAAATTATAATTGTAGGTAATACTAAAATTGATGTAGGTGATAATATTATCATTTATGAATTTAATGAAAATATTAAACAAAATTGGATAACAAGAAAAAAAAATATCATTTGTGAAAACGCCAAATATGAAAACATTGTTCTTTTACATGATTATATAAAATTTGAAGACGATTGGTATAAAGGATTTTTAAAATTCGGAAATGATTTTGATTGGTGTGTTAATAAAATAATAAATCATGATGGTAGACGTTTTAGAGATTACACACTTTATACTGGTAGAATTGATGGTGGTAAATATAAAAATGTAAGAGATATAGATGAACATTTAGAATGCAACAGATTACTTCCATATGATTTTGAAAATAATATTAAAACTAATAAATATATGTATATTTCAGGTTCATATTATGTTATTAAAAAACGAATAACTGACCAATTTAAATTAAATGAAGAGTTATCTTGGGGTCAAGGGGAAGACTTTTATTTTTCTAGAACGCTTAATGCAAATGGAATAATTATAAAGTGTAACAAATTTTCAAGTGTAAAATTATTAAAATATAAAGAACAAACTCACTGGGAAACAGAAATAGATAAGAAAACGCTCCAAAAATTTATTGAAATTTGTAATTCACTTTAGATTACATAAAAATTAAAAAGTTTTTTAATAAACTCATGTGGAAATTTTTTGTCAATTAATTCATCTTCTGATATTGTACCAAACCAAATTGCTACAAAAAAAGGAAAATAATAACTAGCGTACTCAAAATCAGTTTCATAATCACTTTTTATATAATCAACACCATTTTCTATAAGTTTTACATAATAATATTCTTTGAACAAATTTTTGTATATTTTCATTTTATTTATTTCAAAACTTTCAATCATAAAAAAAACAAGATCTTGAACCCCTTTTCCTAAAATTATATATTGCCAATCAATAAAAAAAGGTTCATATTTATCATTATCTAATATCTTATAAAAAATATTAGCTGATTTAACGTCACCATGACATAACGTTAAATTTTTATCACTAAGTTTTTGTTGAATATTTAAAAAATTTTTTACAATAAATTCACCTATCTCTACTTGTTGTTTTGTTAACAAATGAATCCATTTATTTTTAAAATTCACCCATCTTGAAATAATAAATTCATTCCACGAAGGATTAAATTGTTTATCATTATTTTTTTTCAATTTAATAAATTTACTTGTATTTTTGTCCCAAAATGTAGAGTGCATTTTTGCTATTGATTCAATAACATCAAGCGATACATTTATATTTTCACTATTTAAGTTCAAATTTAATTTATAATTGTCATTATTAATATTTTCAAGTAAAAGCCCAATCTTTTTGTTATCTTTACAAATTATACTATAAAATTTTGGAGTTTTGATAGGGATATTGTTTGATATTTTTTCATAAAAGTAATATTCTCTTTCATATAAATCTAATGCATTTGACATTTCTGTTAGAAAATTTTCACATGAATTTTCTAATTTTGCAACGCAGTTTATTAAAGTATTTCCAGATGTTTTAATTTTAACATCAATTACGTCAGATATAAAGCCGCCTTTTAACTTGTTGTTATTGATTTCAATATTTTGAATTGAAAAATTTACAGAATTTATTATACATTTTTTAAGTTCTTCATTTTTAATATTATTATTATTATCAGCATTAATAAATTGTCCGATATCTAAATTTATGAAATTTTTTATAGTCAAATTTGAACCATAATTTAATAATTCTTTTTTTGTATAACTTGATTCAATACCAACAATGCATTTAGGATATGCTCCATTGGCGCTTAATATACCAGTTTTAGAATCTTCAAAAATGATTGTTTTTTTATTATCTCCATCAAATTTTTGTATTGCTGCGATATAAGGATCTGGATATGGTTTTGGATTATTACACTCATTACCTATAACAATAAATTCAAAAAATTTACCAATTTTTAAATGAGATAAAATATTCTCTGAAGCCACGCGGTTACAATTTGTTACAACAGCTAGTTTATGAGCATTTACTTTCAATTGTCGTAAAAAATCTTCTACGCCATTTATTATATTGATTTTGTCCAAGTGTTTAATAAATAATGCATCTTTTTTTTTTGATATTTTATCTATAGAAACATCAACATTTCGTAATAAATATTTAATAGCTATTTCGTCATTGTTACCAGATATATAATTTTTAAATGTTTCTTCATTTAATTCAATATTGTATTCATTTAAAATCTCTTTCCATACTCCATAATATATATTCTCAGATAAAACAAGTGTTCCATCTAAATCAAAGAGAAAAATATAGGTATTTTTTATATATTCTTCTAATTGTTTTGGAGTACCGAGATTAAATACATTTGTATTGCTTATTTCAACCCCTACAAATACCTTGTTGTTTTTTATCATTTTATCAATTATACAAGACGTATATGGTTCATTATTGAATGTTATATTATTTTCAACCACGTACTTAGAAAATTCAAATAATTCTGAAATATCATTGAAACAATAAATTCCAGTATTTGCATTATCACTTATTTTCTTTTTTTCAGCAATAGAATTTACAATATTATCAGAATCAAATGAAATATAAGAATACAATGGGTTTTCTTCGTTATTAAATGTATAGAAAACTGCGTTCTCATTGATATCTCTATATATTGAAATTACATCTGTTGTATAAAAAGTATCACAATCAAAAAGCATAGTTTTTTTGTTATTAGTCAATGTTTCAATAGTTTTTAGTCCTTCATAAATAGTTTCAGCAGCACCTTTTGTTTGATGATTTATTTTGATTAAATTAATATTAGGATACTTTTGTTTTATAGTATTATTGAATAGTGTTGGTTCAATATTATAGTAAATAATAAAAACATTGTCTTCTTGAGATAAATTTAAATTGTCCAATACATAATGAATCATTGGTTTTCCTAAAATATTAATTAGTGGTTTAGGTTCTTTATAACCATTTTGTAAAAATCTTTCTCCTTTACCTCCTATTGGAATAATAATATTCATATAATTAAAAATATTATTATTTTCTAGTAATTATTCCTCATTTAGTTTTTCTAATTACAAACATAATATCATCCCATCTATTTTTAACATGTCTTAAATCTATGCATTCAATATACTGTTTATATTCTTCGGGTGTATTATCTGTTAAAATATTAATCCAATTCATATCAGAAACATCTTCTATTACTAATACTCCATTATCATTTAATAGTGGTAAATAATGTTTTACAAAAAAAATCATACTTTCTAATGTATGTGGTCCATCATCAATTAAAATATCAAATTTTATATTATTATTAGTAAATTCTCTTTCAATAAATGTGGTATCATATGCATCTATGGATGTGTATAATTTAATTCTATCTTTGTTAATAATATTATCATTAACAACTGAAATGTCGCATATATCTAATCCATAAATAATTGAATTAGGAAAATAATCGCACCACAATTTTATACTTCCACCATTAGATTTATTTTCTAATGGTGCACCTATTCCTATTTCAAGTATATTATTTTTTTCAAATTTTTTACTTTCAAATAAATATTCATAACTATTTAAGTAGCTATGACACGTGTTTTTATCAGTTTTTGCATTATCAACCAAATCAATAAGTCTAGACATTAATTTTATATAATATAATATAATATATAAAATTAATTATTTTCAAACGATTTTATCATTTACAATTTTTCAAGGATCTAAAATATCATTTTTTTTCATTATAAACCATATGTCTAACCCAATTGTAATTGTATGTGTAAATTCGCAGTTATAAAATTTACAAATCTCCATTAATAGTTCAGGATTATAAACATAATGATGAAGACATCTATTATTAACATTATCTAAGCTTCTTTTTGTAAATTGACCTAAATCGCCTGCAGCTGGGTCCATAGATAAGTCATGATTTGCTAAAATTTCAGGAAGTGTAGATAAATCATCTTCACCTACATTTTTTTCATATTGTGACAATAATGTATTGAAATTTGAGTAATTTCGCTTATGGTCAAAACATATAGATTTTTCAGGAACAATAATAATTATATAACCATTATTTTTAATTATTCTTAACCATTCTTTTATTGCTTTTAGTGGATTAGCAATATGTTCTAAACAATGTGAAGCAAAACAAAAATCATAACTGTTGTTTTCTAGTTGTGAAATATTTACAGCATCGTTAATTATAACCTTACCTTTTTTATCAGGATAATAATTATATTCTTCTGAGTGATTACTCCAAACCGTATTTTTTGAAAAAATTACATTATCTATATTATGTGCACTTTGGTAAATAATATTTCCTGTAGGAGAAGGACCTCCAATTTCAACACCTATTTTATTAAATGTTATTTTAGCAAGAATATCGTTTAACATTACAAATTATATAATATAATATTTAAGCGTTATTTATTTATATATATATATATTATATATTATATTATATAATATAATGGACGGTGCAAATGCTATCAAATATATATTAAGTAATAATATTGAGGGTGTAATTGTTGAATGTGGTGTATATGAAGGTGAATTTGAACATATTTGGATTAATGAATTAATGAAAAACAACCAGATACGTGATATATATTTATATGATACATTTGAAGGTTTAACAGAACCTTGTGAATATGACTATACATGCGATAACGCAGTAATATTTACACCTTTTCTCATTTAAAACGCCCATTTTAAATGAAAACTCATAAATAATTCTTCTTGATTTTGCACTTTCTTATTTTTTTGCTCTATAAAATGGGCGTTTTAAATGAGAAAAGGTGTAAAAGTATAAACGTAAATTACGATTTTGTTAATTTAGGAAATGGAAAAACAGCTGCTATTATAAAAAAATAAGTAATATTATTATAAAGGTAAATAAGAAAATCAATAAATATCATACAATTCTTTACCATAACGATGTAAATGACGTTCGTAGCAATTAATTCCACAGTCCCATAAAGAACAATGGTTTTTGTTTTTGTTATAACATATCCAAAATTCTTGGTTATGTCTTAAAGAATTTAATGGGTTTGAATATTTTTCTAAATTATTAAATTCATTTGGTGAAGGTAATGTAGTAATATACGATGATTTTGCCCACCAAAAATTTCCAGAAAAATGTAACGTAGGGTCGCCTCTCAAATCAACCCCACAAGTATCACTATTTGTTAATTTTTCTAAGCATTTATCCCATCTTTTAACCAAAAAATGTAACATATATTCTATTTGGTCTTCAATACACATATTAATTTCTTTTCCAACATTTTTTGTATGCAAATACAATATATTATCTTCTTGGTTTTCCACGCAAAAATTATATATAAATTGTAGTGTTGGTAATTCATAATCTGCTAAATTTTCAGATATTTTGCATAATACAATGTTATTTTTATTATTATTATATTTTGAAATTATTTCATCATCTATTGAAATATTATCTTTTCCAATAAAACAAATAAAAATTTTTTCAACTGATAATATAAGTTGACTATTTTTGATAATATCTAAATATTGAATGATTCTTTCATTGCATTTTGGTAGAATTGCGGCATGAATGAAAATAAAATTTTTATTCATTTTATTAATTTAACTCTAAATAAATATTTAAGTTGATATTTAAATATTTATTGAAATATCAACTTAAATATTATTAAATTATTAAATGAATAAATGAAACTATTATTATTTTATTTAACTGATAATACAAGACATTACACATTCCCGCATTTTATTGAAATGCTTAATAAATCAAACAAAAAGGATTTATGGAAATTATTAATTATTACTCATAATAATGACAATGATTTTTATAGTAATTTAATAAATAATACATATAATGACATACAATTTGATACATTTAATGTAGAAGCTAATAATAATTATTTAAGAAAAGTTCACTATGCATCACACTATGCAGATATTAATAATTTTCCATATGTTATGAAATGCGACAATGATCTTTTTATAAAAGCAAATACACTAGATTTTATGATTGATAATCTAAAATTATTAGAAAATAGTGATAATTTAACAATTGGACCAGTATTAACGTCTGGAATACCAGGCGTTGAATATTTTAAAGAACAATTTTTAGACTTAGAAGCTCAAGAAAAAATTGAAAATTTATTTTTAAAAACACAATTTAAAGATAATTTTTGTGGAGCAAATTATGGATTTTTAAACAAAAACACATTAGATTCTTTGAAATGGGATAAAGAGGCCTTTTTTAAAAATGTGAAATCAATGAGTCACCATTACAAAGGGATACATCCAATTAGAGTAAATGAAGAATCACTTCAATATTTAAATGAATACATTATTAAAAATAAAGAACGGTTTTTAGAAGAAAATTCAGAATTAGAAATTATTTATGATGATAAATCTCCATATCTCTGTAATAGTATATTTTGTATTAAAAATGAAATATACAAAAAAATAATTTTTGATCAATCACTATACGTTGACGCTTTTGAAGAAGTTCCATTAAATAAATACTGCTGGAATAATAATATGAAACATTTGTTTATTAAAAATGGTTTTGCTATACACATGTATTATAATTGGAAAGCAAATCATTTAGAAGACGAAAAAAAATTTATCCAAAGATTTTTTAATTAATATATAACAACATTATTTATTCGTATTCAAGTTAATAAAAGTTATAATATATATTAATAAAATATATATTATTTTGTTCCTATGAAGGAATCAATTGTTCAACAATGTTTAGATATTTTAAAAAGAGATGACGTTAAAAATGAGTTTAAATTATTGTTAAAACCAGTTATTGACTTTATTTTATATGAAATAAATCCTTATATTTATATTACAGTTACATTGGTATTTATGATTTTTATTATGATTTTAGCAATATTGGTAATTCTACTTTATATTTTGCGAAATAAAAATAACCTTACTAAATTATTGTAATATTTAGGAGGTAGTTTGTAAACTTATTTTGTATATTAATTATTTTATTTTCATTCGTTAATATATAAATGGCACGAAAAACCGCTCATAGAAGACATAAAAGAGGAGGTCAAACTCCAAATGTTAGCGCAAGTCAACCAGGTAATCCTAATCTGCCTTACAGTGCACCATCAAAAGGAGGACGCAGACGTAAACACAAAATGAGAGGTGGTACCGGTTCTTCTCTATATAGTTCTGCAAGTTCATATGGTAGCTATGTAAATGGTACTGAAAATAGCCAATATGATAGAGTATTTTCACAAAGTGGACCATATGCATCTGTTCAAGGAAATATGAGCATTGGAGCCCAAGGACAAAATGCTAACTTAGTAGGCGCACCAAATGCTAGTAGTTTATCTTTAATTCAATCTGCAGGTACAAAGCGCAGACATAGACGCGTGCACCGTACAAAAAAAAGACGTGGAGGATTTCTTGGACAAGTTATTAACCAAGCAATTGTTCCATTTACTCTTTTAGGAATGCAACAAAAATATAGAAGAAATAAAAGTCATAATAGCACTACAAAAAGTCGTCGTAGATACAAATAAATAATAAATAATATTAGAAAATAACGTTACAAACATTCTTTGTAACGTTAACAAAGTAAACCAGTAAACAAGTAAACAAGTAAACAAATTATTAAAAGTCATGACCATATTGTTTTAAAAATAATTTTATTTTACCTGCATATTTATTTTTTGGATAAGTATTTTCAATTGAATTAAACTGATTATGAATATTTTTAATATTTTCTTGGTGTCTTTTTTCACCATTATCATCTCTTGGTAAGTTGACCTTTCTTTTAATATAGGTCTCTTCAGATTGATTTACATAATGTCCTATATAAGCAGGCGCGTTTAAATAACTAATATTAGGTTTACTAAAATGATATATTCCTTGTAAATTTTGATTGTCCACTGTAAAATATCTAAATATATCATTAATATTATAATAGTGAGGATTAGTTACATTAATTATTTTTGTTGGTCTTGTGAATGACTTTAAATGTTCATTTAATGATGAATCAGATTTTGTATAATTTTCTAAAATTAACCCATCAGGGTCTTTTTCTAAATTATTTGAACCAAACATTAGCCAATTAATACCTAATGAATCTGCGTGATTATATACAGACAACAAATGTTTAATCCCAATAAATTTTTTATTCAAAATTATGAATTCATCAGCATCTAAATAAATCATCCAATCCATTTTTAATAACTGCGCTATTTTAGCAGCTTTAGACATTAAAACCATTTTTATTGCTCCTTCTATATGTGATACATTAATAATTTTAACACGTTTATCAAAATTTTTAAATACTTCTTTCAGAGGGGTTGTAGATTTATGGTCAAAAATAATGATTTTACTAAATCCAATCAATAAATGATGCGCTGCCCATTCTCTAATATGTTTTTCATCTCGTGCATTTGTAAACAAACAAACACGTTTACATATAATGTTTACTTTATCTGATTTTTGATTTACTGAGTTATCTTTGAAAATATTATTTTGTATATTCATTGTATAAATAATTTAAATATATATTTTAAAATAATATTTTATTAAATGAATTTTGAACAAACTATACAACAGTGGGTATTGCTTGACAATCAAATTAAATTATACAATGAAAAACTGAAAGAATTACGTAATAAGAGAGATAACGTTGAGGAAAATTTGTCTCAACACGCAATAAACAATAATTTAACTAATACTACAATAAAAACTACAGATGGTAAATTAAAATTTGTTAACACTAAAATCGCATCTCCTTTAACCTTCAAATATCTTGAAAAATCTTTAGGAGAAATTATAAAAAACAAAGAGCAAGTTAATGCTATTATAAATCATGTTAAAAATAATAGAGAGTGTAAAATTGTTCCAGAATTAAAGCGATATTATAATAATTAATTAATATTGGATTATTTTATATAATAATATGAATTTGAATCATAGCTATATTGGACCTGATGAATTGATTTATAATAATGATGGCGAAATTCATAGTGGTGGATTTAGTGTCAATTCTATAATGTTGAAGAATGGTTTGTCTCCTATTATCACTCTGAATAATAACAATGTAAATGTAAATGCTAATGCTAATGTGAATCAAATAGGAGGAGAGAAAGTTTCCGATTTATTTAATAATTTAGTAATACCTAATTGGAGTCTTTCATATAATTATAAAAATGGCGTTTTATATGAAGGTGGTGCTAATGGTGTCATGTATAATACTAATAAAAAACGTACTGTGGAGGAAGATGACGATGAAGTAATGGAAGAAGCGTTACATGATAAATTATTAAATTTAGTTAAAGTTGATAAAACGGAAATGAAAGACTATGAGGTTTCTAATAAAAAAACTTCAAAAAAAAATTTTAAAACTATTAATAAAACAAAAAAAAATGCAACAAAAAAATCTAGCAAAAAAATCTAGCAAAAAATCTAGCAAAAAATCTAGCAAAAAATTATAATAAAAAATAAAAAGTAATTTGTATATATTTTATTATATAATTTATACAAATTGTATGTATTTTCCAGCAAGTAATCATTATTTTGATGATTCTTATAAATATAATACTAATAATATTGATAATAGTGATAATAATGACTGCCTAATATGTTTAGAAATAAATGATAATTCTGATAATATTTGTATTAGAATAGAAAATAATTTTTACACTAAAGACTGCTTATGCGATGGATGGATTCACGAGTATTGTTTGCATATTTGGTATGTAAAAAATAACAAATGTCCTATTTGTCTTTGTAGTATGATTAAAAATGAAATTCAAGAAAATGAAATTCAAGAAAATGAAATTCAAATTGAAAATACTAATAATACTAGTTTTATCATACATAATTTACATTTACTAATGAAATATCTGATGTTAGTTTACTGTTTTCTAATTTTTATTTTTATTTTTATTTCTTACTACAATATTGAAAATATGGTTATAAAACATTAAAATAATTGAAAATATTTATGCTTCGCCCCACATATTATAATTAAAAGGAGAGACCATAATGTCTCCTATCTTATTTTTCCAATAATCAACTTTTTTCTGAAATTCAATCTCCTGCATTGTTTTTGGATAAGGTGACGCAGTTTTCATCAACTCTTCTTCGTCTTGTGTTATTTTTGGTTTGTTACCATAACAATTAACTCCAAATTTAATATTTTGATTTGCCATGTATCCTCCATTGATTCCTGGACGCCCACAATCATGTTCATGCCCCTTTATTTTTTGCAAATTATCAAAGGTCTGCTGTTGCGTCGGAAAAAGTGCCATTTGTCCGTCAGACCACCCATAATTGCACCATTCGCCGCCATTTTTATAGGCAGATTCAACTTGTTGATATGTAGCTAATTCTGCACCATATGCATTACATATTGCTTTTGCATCATTGTAAGTATAATGATTTCCAGGTACATTAAATACTTGTTTTCTAAATTTTATTTCAGGAACAGATGGATTTGCTTCGGGGTCTGGTTGCGTCTGATTAACTACAATATCAATCTCTGGCTTATTTGTAAATAAGTTTTTTAAATAAGCAGATACATTTATACTAAAAAAATATTGAAAACCATTTATTAAAATTAAAATAATTAAGATAACAATTACTAAAATACCTAAATAACTTTGTCCATAGTTGCTACTTGTAGATTCTGAATTTATTTGTCCGTCCGCATTATTATTTCCTAAAGAAGAAAATATAACTAAATAGCAAATTATCACCAAAACAATTATGATAAAAACAATTGGGTTTAAAACAAAATTATTTACATAATTGTACATATTCAATGGATCTGTTGTTGTTGTTGTATTTACTTCCATATATAATATATATAATATATACTATATTATCATTGAATTTGTTTTTTTCTATAAAAAAGAACATATGCTTTCGCTGAAACTATTGCTTCAATTAATGAAACCTCTATTACACTGGTATCATTAAAATGATACCATTTGCCATTGGCATTTTTTACATAAGATGTGTAATGCCCTCCATATACGCTCCCTGAATGATTACAAATACCATACAATTCATAAACATAAGATTTTTTTTTGTAACCAATAACATAATTTGATAAATCTAAATCATCTAATGGAAAATCAATAAATATTTGATTTTTTTGATTTCTTGAATTAAATCTTTTAAAACCAATTACTAAAATATTTGGAAAAGACCAAAATAAAATTTTTTTCCTAATATTTACCTTTTCCTTTGTTTCATCATTGAACCATGCGTTTTCGTCTTTCAATTCCTCGCCTTCAATATATAAATTAAAGCAATCTATCAAAGAAGGGCTTTTATTGTCTTGTGGAATAGGTAAATCAATCATAAAATATGGTTCAGGTGTTTGTTTTAATTTTGCGCCGGTTTCAATTGATACGATCTCTGAAACATGAACACCGTAAAACATATTCCATATTTCAGAATATTCTTTTGTATACATATTTTTAATCATATTAAAACATTTTATTGCTAATTCGTCCATATCATTTTCAGGATTTCCTGAAATGTTCATTTTGATCTCTCTAGATAAAGAGTTGTGAAAACAATCAATTAAAAATAACAGAAATTCAGATACATCATTTTGGGAATATCCTGTAAAAATATCAATTTTTTTGATTTCTGCAACTTTTTGAATGGTTTTAATAAATTTATTAGGAGCTACTACACAATTATTTTCCCATAACATTTTTCGCAAATTATTCCATTCTATTAATAAAGCTGAATCATATTTGTTTTTTATTTTTTTAATAATTGTTTCATTGTTCAATAATTCATTCAATTCATATGTATGAGATATAATTTGAATGCACGAATTAATAAAACAAGTATTACCTAAATTAGCTAACCCGCTCAACCCTTTATTTTTATAAATTTCTTTGGCAAATATTGTTTCATTATTCATATTATTAATTAATTATTATAACAATACATTTAAACTTATTTAAAATATAATTTATTATATAATTTATATAATTTATATATATATTGTTATATATATATGGCATCTAATAATACAAACACAAATAGTAATTTATTTGGTGATATGAGCAATTCTGATATATTATTTATTAATATATTGAATACGATGTATAATGATAATTTAAGAATTATACATCATTTGATGGATCAAAATAATGAAATAACAGGTCAATTAATTGATGTATTCAATAATAGAAGAAGACAAAATACACCTCTTAATAATAGTAGAACTTATACTTACACCCGCAACCATAATAATAATAGAAATAGGAATAGGCCAACTCAAAACAGTGAAAATATTAATGGTAATAGCCAAAGACGTGTTTACATTGATAATATTCCATATTATATAGATGATTTACAATTATTTACAATTCCGAATACAAATGCAAACGCTACAAACACTACAAGTACGAGTGCAAATGCGAATCTAAGTAATCAATTTTCAAGAATTTTAAACTCTTTTTTAGAGCCAATTAATGTCACTCCTACACAAACTCAAATAGAAAATGCCACAAGAAATATTGTTTATGGTGATATTTTAGACCCTATTAATAACAGTTGTCCAATTTCGTTGGAGCCATTTATGGATACATCCAGTGTCACGATGATTAGACACTGTAGACACATTTTTAATACAAATAGTTTAATGTCTTGGTTTAATAGTAATTGTAAATGCCCTGTTTGTAGATATGATATTAGAGATTATAATCCTAATAATAATAATCATAATAATAATAATAATACTAATCAACAAGATGAACAACTACAAGAAGATGCAGGTGAACGCGTAGATAGTGCAAATAATCAACATACAAACGAACAAAATCGTGTAAATAATAACTCAATAGAAACACTATTTGTAGAAATTTTAACTGATTTATCAAATAATAATATAGAATATACATTAGATAATACATCACAACTATTTAATTCTTTATTTTCAGCTAACAGAAGGAGAGAAAGTAGAAGGTGAGATATAAAAAATCACAATGATCCAATTTTTATAAATAACTATTATAACCAATTTATTTTGTATCTTTTATATTTTCAATGCAAAGAAACTAGTAATACTTTTTACTCCTTGTTTTTCATTATTCGTTTCTCTTAAATATTTATCAAACAACAACGCTTTTATTTCCTTATTACGTAAATCATCTATTTTATCTTGACATTTCTCATAATCATCAGCGTATTTTTTTACAAGAGCTTCTTTTTCTAGTTTGTATTTTTTCATTTTTGTATTTGTTTTTTTCTGTATTTCCCATATTTTTTCAAGAACCAGTGCAAATACTTGTTGCACTGGTTTCATAATTTGATTCGTAATATAAAACGAGTAATCTATTTTCAAACCATGTTCTTTAATAAAATTTGGGGTTTCAATTTTTTCGCCCTGTAAAGCTTTCTTATTTGTCGTATTGATATAAACAAATGGTATTCTGTCGCCTGAACTGGGTTTATTTCCTGGATCTCGCGCAGTCATTCTATCTGCTAACACTTTATGAGCTATAGACTGTGGATTTTTATAACCTGAACGCAGCGACTTTGTAATAATTAATTTATCCATTGGATACTTCTCATCTACTATATTTTGTAATGAATTTTGCAAAAACTCTATTGCTCTGCTGATATTTTGTTCTTTCATTAAAATATCTATAATACCTCCATAAATATCTTTCACAATCGGTGCATTGTCCCTTCGCTTTAATACAATTCCCATTTCTTTACGTTTGCATTTATTTGGGTCAGTTTCATATAGCATTCCAACGTATCGTTTCTTTGACAATAAACAAAACGGCATAAATGTCTTTTCATACTCTAAATCGTGAGGACCTTTCAGGTAACTTGATGCTAAATGTCCTGCTTCTTGGGCTAATTCAATTGTGATTTCCAATGCTTCTTTACCACGAATTGGTTTTCCTTCAGGTGTTTGTAAATTAAATGTAAAGAATACTGAATCAGTATTATGAACAATCATGTTTCCTACACCTGCAGCAAAATGATGATTATCAGTTGTTAAATCATAAACATAACCTTCATATGATATTTCATTCAAACTATTAACAATATTACTATTTTTTATATCGTGTTCATCAATTAAATATTTGTTGTACAGTTCTACTTTATACAAATTAGGTGTATCAGAGCCATTTACTTTAATTATTTTGGTACAAACACCCATTGCTTGATAATAAGCAATGAACCGAGCCATTTCAATTTGTTTTGATGGCATTGAAAGGTCAAATATATTGATAACATATTTTTCAGGGTTACTAATGAAAGGCAGACTATGATGTAATAATTCAGTACCGATTTTAATATCTTTTGGCGATATTTCTTTACCATCCTTTAATAATAATGAATGGTCGTCTGTAACGTCAACTATAGATGTGGGAGTCACTACCCGAACCATTTTTTTATGAGGTGCTAACATGTGACGTATTACTCTATGTAATTTAGTCCAACCTTTTTCGGTCCAGGTTTCAATATATGTTAATTCACAAAACTCTTTTTCTTGTTTACCTGGTTCACTACAAACAACCCAATTGTCGCCACCATATTTTTTTGCTAATTTTTCAATTGTTATTACTTCAATTTTGTTATTGTGTTTAATATAAACAGGTGTGTAATTTGCAACACTATCGCCATATATATATTCTGCTTTTGTTAATACAGGACCATGTTTTTCTGTATTACAAATTGCATCTCCATAACATTCTTCTATTATCTTTTTAGCATAAGTCAAAAGCAACCTACCTGTAGCAGTTGTACATGCTGCAATATCTTTCTCATAAAATGTGCTTGTTTTTGCACCACATTGTCCATATAATGAATTTGCGGTAACCTTGTATCCTAATTGTCTTTTATCAAGGACATTTTTCATGAAGTCATCTGTTTGTTGTGGTATCATCTTACGCGTTGATTTTCTAGCCATTAATAATTCTTCTAAAATAGACGGCATGATTGCTTTGCCTTCAGGAAATTGAGCAAACCTACATATTTTTGTTCCTGATTTTACCTTTTCAGCTGCAGCTTTTGGCGATTTACGCACATATTTAAATGTATCATATGTTATATTTACATATTCATAACCAGGTAAATTGTCATATATAAAATTACCGTTTTCATCTTTTTCACCCCATTCACCATTTTTAATCAAATTTCCTGCCAAATCATATTCTTTGGTCCATACTTTACTGTCATGAGACAAGTTTTCACTAATCATAGAACTTGGATACAAAGAAGCATAATCCACACATGCAACTGGATTGTCCAAATATAAATCACATTTGGGGTCAAGAACAATCGCGCCCTCATAACCCTCATCTAAATCGCCTTTTTCTATAACAGGAATTAATGTGCGCTTTTCACGACATTTCTTAGCAACATAACTGGTTAATTTAATACCCTGACCTCTCATTACCAAGAAATTGATCGGAACGCTACAAATTTTTGCCATTTCTATGAAACCAGTCAACACATCTACTTTATTAAATAAATAATGAACCAAGTTACAATCCTGAATACAATATTTTGCGATCACAGATCTGTCGTCAGCTGTGCCATTTGTCATTCTAAAAATATCTTTTGGAGTTACGTCATCCTTTGCCAAACACCAACGGACCTTTTTATTCATATCAGGATTAACAATTCCATCTATTTTAAATTTGTTTTCATCTTTATTGATAGAAATTACTTTGAACTTTGCACCATCATCATAATAATCAACTGAATGACCAATTTCTTCCAAATGAATAAAACTACCCTCTAAAAGACCAGTCAAGTTTGTTGTTTTAATTTCTGTTTTGAAGGTAGAATGCTCATAACTTTTAATGTAATCTCCAATAAAATGACCTGCAACATAATCTAATTTGTATGAGGTCAAGTTCTCTTCACGTCTAAAGAAGTTGTATAAATCTACTTGCAAACGTCCATTCATTTTAATGAATTTTAAATCATGTTGACCACTTGCAATCTGTATGCTACTTTCTTCAATTTTCAATTTATTTGTATCTTTATCTTTAGTTCCACAAATCTCATCATTGTTTCGTGATAATTTTAAAAATTCATCTACGCAACCTGTTTCTTCAGCCCGTCTAAACATGAACTCATAATCAAACCCAAATATATTGTATCCAATAACAATATCAGGATTTTCTCTTTGAACCAAATCTTGCCAAGCTAATAACACTTCGCGTTCTGTATCGTAAGATTCAATTATACTGTTTTGTATAGGCATATCAGAACAACTATTCAAAACAATACAATGGTTTTTATAGGGTTCTTGGTTTCCGTAGTTCATGAAAGTAGAACCAATAAATGTTACTTTATCACCTTCTAATTTTGGAAAACATGCGTTTAAAGAAGTATTCAACTCAAATAATTTACCATCTCGTTCAAAATTTTTATCACATAAAATATCTACGATTGTAGATTGTTTATCTGTATATTGTTTAATGTGTTTTTTATTATAAAAACCGAAGTTTTCTTCTCCGTCGTCTTGCGCATTATTCATCTTTTCAAACATTTCTTCTATTGTTATTAGTTGCGTATTTTCGCAATTGTCACTGTTGTTACTCGTACGAACAAGTCCTTCTAACCATTTTTCACACATTTCTTCAACATCCTTTTTTGTTTTTGGTGGAATTTTTGGATAAACTAAATCAATATTTGGCATTGATTCGTATCCAAACGCAGTCAAAATAATGCGTCGCAAAATATTTTTGCATAATTCTTTTGTTATTTCCATTTTTAAACCTTCAAAATACTCTACAATATTGGTCGCTAATTTTTTATATGATTTGATAGGGACTGGAAAATCACCGTGACTACTACTAGCCTCTATATCAAAACTCATTATTTTATAAGGAACACGAATCTCTTTTTCATTCAAAGCTACAATGTGTTTATAGTTAATAATAAATTCATAATTACACGATGTTCGTTTGTTATCTGTTATTTCAATTGTTTTCTTTTTTGGTAAAGCAATCCAACCGGAAGGACTAATATCACGAATATGAAATAAACGCAACAAAGGTGGAATATTCGCCTCATATAGTCTTATGTTTGTATTTTCAAAGAATAAACCGTTTTTAAATAAATGATGACCTTTGTTGTAGTCACTATACCATAAATTTTTTACCTTGTTGTAGGCCCCCATGTTTTTGAATTCAAATTTAATAAATTTGTGCTCTTTTCCACCATCAAAACCATATAATTTTTTGCGTTTAATAATAATACAATCAGTAATAGAATCTTCATAGTATTTGCCTATTTTTTTTTTAATAAAAGTCAAAAAGTTATTTTTGGTAACAGTATTCCATTTGTCATTTACCATTACATAAAAGAATGGCTTAAAATCCTCTACTTGAATAGAACAAGTTTTACCTTGTTCATCTAATCCAAACATTTGAATCAAAAATGCATTTGAGTCTTTTCTTTGTTTTTTATTATCTTCGCTTCCTGAATCAGTTGTTGTAGAATCTTTTTCATTATAAACATTAAAGTCAAAAACTCTAAAAATATGTTCCATTTTGATAGTTGTTGTTATTGTATAATATATAACTATCCGTTTATCTCATTTAAATAATTCATTTTTATTTATAAATAAATTAGTTTTTGTAAAATAAAATAATAATTTCAAATATATTATAATAATAAAAATGCTTATTACAAAAAAGTATATAACACCAACAAATATTTTTATAACATTAGTTACAATAGCAATAATATTTATAATAATTTATACTATATTGTATAATATGAGTAATAAACCTGTTGTTGCCGTTGCTGTTTTTGATTCGGGTAAAATTAAGGGTGTTGTTCATTTTGTTGAAGATTTGAAACAGAATAATGTAATAATCAAAATCAATATTAGTGGATTAAAGAAAAATGGACTTCACGGTTTTCATGTTCATGAAGCAGGAGATTTGACGGATCAATGTACAAGTATGTGTGCGCATTTTAATCCTTATAATAAAAATCATGGTTGTCCAGGTATGAAAGAGAGACATGTAGGTGATTTAGGAAATCTTAAGACAAATGCGAATGGTGAAGCATTTTATACAATGATTGATGATGTTATAAAACTTCGCGGTACTAAATGTAATATAATTGGTCGTGGACTCATCATTCATGCTGATCCGGACGATTGCGGTCAAGGTGGACAAGAAGATAGTTTGACAACTGGACATGCAGGAAAAAGAATCGCATGTGCAGTTATTGGATATGCAAAAGAAAATTGTAAATAAAACCCACTTGCTGTAATTAGCCTCTTCTTTTTTTGGTCTTAGATTTAGTTTTTGTTTTGTTCTTAATGGAACGAAGTTTTTTCCTTCCATATTTGCAATGTTGCCTTTGAGAGAAACCTTTTGGGTGTTTACAATTTATGCTACGCTTGTATTTTAACGACCATTTTCCACCGTGCATTTTTTTTTCACTAGAACTTTTTTTCATATGTTTTTCAATCCATTCTACAAAGGAATCAATTGTTCTATCTTTTTTACTTATTTCAGCGTCTTCATATTCTGAATACATTTTTCCATTTTTACTAATGTGATAGATAGCAGGAAACCCTTTTGGTTGAATGTTCAAACCTTTAAATTCTTTCATTACAGCTTGATCTACATCTGCTATAACAATATTATGACTATTGTTATTTGCAAATACATTATGAAGTTTTTTCCATTCAGGTTTAGTTGCATTACATGGTCCACAACCTTCCAAATAAAATAAAACAAAAATGTCTTTACCATTTTTTAAATGTGTATTGAATTCTTTTGTATTTTTAGTTGTAGGATCAATATGTAAAAATATCATTTGGATTTTAATTGACACTAACTTATATATTATATGTACAATATAAAAATACAAAAATATAATATATTTATAAAATTTATATATATATTATATATGACATTACCAACATTATTATTTATAATAGTTTTTTTTATAGGTTTATATTTTTACGCAAAATGTAGTGACCCTAAATATCATGAGGGTTTGACAAATAATGCTGGAGGTATTAGATGTCCTAATTTATTAATTCAAAAAGGTGCTAGATTTTATTTATATAATTCTAAAATTGCCAAAGTTCCAGGAGTAAATCCGGTTGAATTTGAAAATTTAGAAGATTACACTGAATTTTTAGATTGGCAAAGAAGTCAAGGTATTAGATGTCCTGTTCTTTATTTACAGCATACTTATGATGCTCAAGGTAACCCAGTTTATAAAGTAAGACCAAGTGTTTCAGAACCTCAAGGTGGATTGCCGCCTAGTTCTAGTTGTAGTACTATATCAGGGTCTACACCCAGCTCTACACTCGGTTCTACACCCGGCTCTGCAATTGTATCAACTCCAAGTTCACAAGGAAATACGGCTCCTAGTATTGGTAGTTCAGTTGGCAATTTAATAACAGAACAAGAAGCGAATAAAAATATCGCTGTTCCGCCTAACCCAACACTTTTAGTAGACGCAACAAGAAACGATCCTCCTTATAATAAAAATTCTTATCCAGCTTTTGACCAAACGTCATTTTATGTAGGAACAACTACCCCTTTAGATAAAATAAATCCAAAAGAAGAGAATATGCTTTATAGTCCAAACCCAATGGATGAAAATTGGGGTGGTGCTGAATTTACACAATCATTAATTGATAAAGGATATTACAAAGATAATGAGGTGAGTATCCGTGTTTAGATAAAGCAATAATAAATAATTCATATAATTTATTATTGTCTTAGTTATTTACTTGCATCTACAAATTTCATTACACTATTTAATGCCCCTTTTGCAGAATTCAATTGGTTTAATTTTTCTATTGAAGCCATTGGTTTGGAGTTATCTACAGTTAATGCTGTCTGTAACATCATTGTGTTGATTAAATCATCTAAATTTAAAATTGCATTTTCATAGTCGTTTCTATATTTACTTATTAAAAGCATATCTTGGTTTTTAATTGTCATGGATTTAATATTTGCTGCATAATTTTGTGCACTTCCCGCGATACCATTTGTTGTAGTTGAAGATGTTGATGTTGAGGTAGGAGAATCACTAGTCATGCCTTCTTTAAAATCAAGGTTTCTAAATAATAGATAGCCTATAAAACATATTGCTATAATAAAAAGTAAATTGAGGATTTGTTTGTTCATTTATATATGTTTGTATTAAATTATTTTGATATTTTTTTTCTCAAAATACGAGTTTTATTTTTTTTAAAAAGACTCTTTTTTGATTTTCTTTTTTTATTATATTTTTTAAAAGTTTTTGAGAACCTCCCTCCCTTTGTTTTTTTATTTCTTATTGCTATTAAATATTTACCATCTGGGTTTATAAAACCTCCAATACTAGATGGATTAATATTGTTTTGACCAAAAAGTAATAGAAGCATTATTCTTATTCCTGAAGGTCTATCATTTGACAAACCAAGTCTAAAGGTATTTGGAGGTAATATTGTCGTACCTGGTGCAGCATTTACTGAATAACTATCAACATAACCTCCATTTTCAACAGTCATATTTAGCTCTTGTAAATAATCCCCTAACGATTTTCTAAATGATGCAGATACAATTCTCCTTCTTAATTCTTGGGGTGTAATATTTTGTCCATTTCTGGTTGTCACAATTGGAGTTGTATCATTAGAATTTATTAACTCTAGATAGTCTTCCCATTTTTTAATACTGTTGTCTGAATTTACTAAAGACTCTACATTTACATTTATTATTTCTCGTAAACATTCTGATGCTTCTAAAGGCGATCTTTTACTATTTAAATCCACAACAATGTGAGGCTCTGCTTGTGGGCTATTTGGCGTTGAACCTAATCTACCGATATTTATTAAAACGTCATTTCCTATTTTTAAAAATGCTGATATTTGTACTACATTTGATGAACCAGGGACTAATTCTACACGAACATGATATCTCATAGTTTCACCTGTTGTAGTTCCTCCAACACTTCCATCGCGAATAATAACATCCATAGTTCCATATTCAACCCCATTCATTTTTAATGCAGATTTTAAAGAATTACAAGTAGTTTGACCATCCATAATAGAAGAAAATGGACAGAAGAATGGCGGAATACCTACCTTTGCCGTTACAGCATTATTTATATAATACAATTGGTTTTCAGGAAATGGTTGATTTATTCCTAACGAAGACCAAAATTCTGAATCAGATAATTTGTTATCATTAAAAACAAACCCAGCCGAACCAGCAAAATCACCTGCTCCTTTTGAGCCAGTACTAATCCATTTTTGAAATTCGGTAAATAATTTAGCGTCAATGTCTCCCATCCCTGTTTTACCGGCTGATACATTCTTATGTAAATATATGCTTGACAATATTTTTATTTGAGCGTCTAAAATGTAATTTTTTCCCAATGAACGTGAAACCAAATTCATATTGTGATTAACTGCCAAAATAGCAGTTGATATCATATAAGACGAATTTATTTTTTGTAATGTAGTCAAACCAGGTGCTGATTCATATAGCAATGTAATTATTGATATAATTTTTGAATAAACATTCAACGCTTGTGTAAAATTTGTAAAAAATGCATCCACATTTACTTTAGGTATAGTGTAACGTTGAGGAGTTAATAAATATAGTAAAGCAATTCTTATTTGTCTTATTATGTATTGTTCAAAATTACTAAGAACTCCAATTTGTTGCTTTGCTTTTTTTTCAGTTGATATTTGTACTACTCCTGATACATTTTGTACAAATATTGATAATAATTTGTTTTGTAATTCTGGTTTATTATAGCCAATTAATAAAGATAATATAACGTCTGGATTTAAGTCATTTTTGTTTTCTAATAATTTTATTAAATCTTCAACAAATAATTTTATTTCAGTAACAGTTGTAGGATCGTTGTACAAAAATCTTTTATATTTATCTAACTCAGTTAAACAATTAATATCTGCTTCAGAAGGTACACTCTTTATTAAAAATGATAGTATAGCGTTTATATTTAATGATGGTCTTGATTGAGCTCCATATAAACGCTGGGCAAAATCTAGCGGCAAAATATCTCTTGGTATGAAATTATTTATTAATTCAACATAATTTGCAAATTTGGTTTCAATTATTCCAACTATATTTTCTAAATTGGTAGGATGCAATATTTCTTGAATTTGTGATTCGTTAAAACCTTGAACTACCATATCTATAAATCCAGGTTGAACTACATATTGTTCATATGAAATTTTAGGTGCTCCGCCACTCATTGAATCTGCATCGTCTTTTAAATCACTTGTATTTGTATTAAGATATAACCTTGATATCACAAAAAAATTTACTAGTAAAATAATATAGTTAATTACATCAGGGTTTGTCTGTTGTAAAGCAGACGATAATTGGTTAAGAAGATTATTTGTTTGATCACTGGAAATGGTAATAATTGCTTGATAAAGCATAGATTTCTCATTATTAAAATTATTGGGTAGTTGTTCAATTTGACCTATAAAAATTTCAGCCATAGTATCAAGCTCAACTCCTTCATTGTATTCACGTTTTAAATATTTTGAAGCAAATAAATTATACATACTATTGTAATCCTCTTTGTATAAACTGAACGTGGAAACAAGTTGTGTAAAATTTGCTATATTTTGCGATTGAGTAAATTGAATTATACTGGTAAAAAAATTTTGAGCATTTTGTGTTGGTCCAGTTTTCTTTAAAATGTATGATACAAAATAGAGATAAAGACCATCTATATCTATATAGGATGTTGTTTTCATATAATCACTAAAACTTGTATAAAAAAATTCATCTGATAAAGCATTGATTATTCCTTGAAAATTATCATTGTTTACTTTCAAATAAGATATTGTTTGGCTTTCATAATTCAATATTATAGAGTCAATAGATGTATCTGTAATTAATACTTCAAAATTTTTTCCAGGAAATGAAACTTTATATTGTTTACCTCCTAACCCTCCAGGTGCTCTAGTTGAGCTTACTACTATATCGTAAGGACTGATTACTTCATCATTAAAATATACAAATCCAGGATATAATACATCTTTATCATAATATTTTCCATTATTAAAATTGTCAATAATAGTTTTAACATCTATTATTATGAAAGTTATATCTTGCCATACTTTTTCATTTGTGCTATTTCTAGGAATATTTGCTGCGTATAACATTCCATTTGTTATTAGTTCATTTCCAACACTATATAACAAAGAATTTCTACTAGTCATTTCACCAATACTTTGATAATATTGTATTTCATCTTGCGGGTTACCACCTATTTGTTTTTTTTTACCGCCTTTTCTATTCATAACCCCTTTCGCTGTATCACTTAAACTTCGTATAGCACTAGAAAATCTCCCTTCACCTAAACCACTAGGATGGCCATCATGTGTTATATCATGTCCAAATAAATTATATATAAAAAATGCCATTTGGTTGGTGTTTAATATTACTTGTTTACTAGTCATTATAATATGTATATAATTAAAAATTAATACATTCTATTAATTTTTAATTATATGTGATTTTATTTTTTCAACAAAAACTTGACTATATTCGCTATAGATGTTTTCGTAATTTTCCTAGATTGTCCTTTATTATTTGTATTGGTAACGTCGCTTAAACACTTTTCATTTTCTTCTAAGCATTTTATTAGATTTGCAATATTGCTAAATTTTTTTATAATAGATATTGCTGTTGCAGTGCTGACACCAGGTATTTGACACAGCATAATTTCATCTATATTTTCAGGTGTAATATTTTCTTTTTTGACTTTTTTTACTAGTCCAATATATTCCTTGCTGCTGGCGTCATTGGATTGTTCGCATTGTTCTGTTTGTTCGGAGTTTTCATCACTATCTACGTTTCCACTAGCATATAATTCAGTTGTTTCTAGCGTTTCTGATGCGGTAATTGGCACGCTGTTTGGGTTGGCACATTTGTTTGGATAAAATGCCTTTCTATCCGTGCTCTCTCCTTTTATCAATTTGGATGTACAATTACATATAAAAAGTGCCGTTTCATCTAATGTAAAAGTGCGGATTGCCGAAAAACCCTTGTAATAATTTAAAGAAAAAATCGCCGAGTAGAGTGTAAGTTTTTCAAATTTGGTGTCGCGAAACATGTTCATTTTATTTACATCGCCTTCTATGATATACATTATATTGTGATTGTGAAGCGGTGCTCCGTTTAGCCTGTAAGATTGTTCTTCATAACGGCCATCTTTGATACTAGAAAGCAGGTCAACAATGGATTTTCTCTCTATGATTAAAATATCTTCATTGTTATTGCCGCTAATAATGACATCTCCAATTGGTAAACTTTCTGTTATTACTTTTAAATTTCTAAACGCGGGAATACTTGAAATATAGAACGACATTTTTGCTTGCAAATCTTTTTCACGGGAATCAACTTTGATGAACATGGAGTTTTTGATTAAAATAATTTAACAAGTTGTTATTAAATTATTTTAATGTTAAATAGTATTTCATAAATTGTATGAAATAATGCACGAAAAATATGATAATAGGGAATCCATGAGATTAACCCATATTGCCGCCAATAGTGGCCTTGTAACCGTATTTTTGGGTTTGGATTGTGTAGTTTGGAACACAAATTAATGGAAGAGATTGAGGACCTCTTCTTAGTGAAACATTACTTTGCATGAAAAATCCCTGACGAGAAACGATGCCGGCTTTTTTTGGGCCACCGCACACGTTCGTTCTATTTACAATTGAGGCAGCATTACGCGCACTTTTACTCGAATTCATTAGCACCATCTTTATATACATTACAAATATATTTTATTTTTAAAAAACTTATATGTTAAAATATTAATCTAAATACTTCCAAATAAATCCGCCGGCAGTTTTTCTAAAATTACAAATCACACCCCAAATATTATTTTTATGAATATTTACTTTTCTAGAAGCATCTGCAGTTGATTTGTGAATATTTAACAAATTCATATTTAAATCATATTGAGCCACTCGTCTTCCTCTATTTTTATTTATAGTAATCTTTTTACTAAAATCAGGGTTTTCATCTTCTAAATATTTCCAAATAAATCCCGCAGCAGTTTTTCTTTTATTTAATAAGACACCTTGAATATTACCCTTAGAAACCCCCATTTCTTTTGCTGCTGAGACAATAGATGTAAATTCCTTAATTAAATTTCCTTCTAAATCATATTGAATAATTGTTCTAGTAAAATTATTTCCTAAACCTGTTTTTACTTTGTGTATTTGATTTTCTTTATTAGTTACCCATTCTAAATTATCAACTCTATTATTCAATTTATCGCCATCTATGTGATTTACTTGTTCTTTATTATCAAGATTTTCTAAAAAAGCATATGCTATCAAACGATGCAATCTATATACTTTATTATAAACAAACACTCTTATGTATCCATATTCACCTACTTTATAATTATCTCTTATTGATCCTTGACTATCTTTAAATCTGCCTAAATTTGAAACATAATATTTTTTATTTCCATAAATAGTAATGTCAATATCTTTTATAACAACTTCTCGCCACATTTCATTTTCTAAATCTTCATATTTATTTTCATAACCCCATTTAAAACCATAAGCAGTTTTTGACATTCCATTTACACAATTACCTATAGCATTTCTACCGTTGTGAATTGTTTTAGTAAGATGATTATTATACACCCACATTCCAGCTAATTCTATTGAATCATATTTTTCTATTATTTCATTGGTTTCACTATCAATACGTAAAAGAGGTTTGTTTTTGTTGCTTTTATAAATAAGATCTTTAGATTTGTGGATACAATTTTCTTTTCTTGTCATCCATTCTAAATTTGATAATTTATTATTCAATTTATCTTTATCTTTGTGGTTGACATCACTTTTATTTTCAGGATTAGGTATAAAAGCCATAGCAACTAGTCTATGAACTTTACAGTTTTTCCTACAATTACTATTTGTTAAAGAAATATTATGATATCCTGATTTTATTGTCGCACGTAAAATTTTTTTACTTATTGAATTTTTTATTCTTCCTAAATTACTAACTTCGTAAATTGGAAATTCTTCAATAGTTTTCCATATTTCATTTTCCATTTGGATGGTATATATGACCTACTAACATTACCTTTAAGCCCTTTCAAACGCATCCAACTCAAAACAAAAAGAATATTCTAAACCCATTTAAAGGCATCTTCCCAAATATATACAACACCATGACTGACGTAAAATTAGCACACGACGACGACATTATCAAAACCGAAGAAGGCTTAATATTTAATCCATTTAACCCATTAAATATTAAGATTACATTAGATGAAGTCAAATGTATTCTTTCTAAATACGGAATACCCCAAACGGTAAACAACATTGCACTTTATGAGCGCGCATTTGTCCATCGCTCTTACACAAAACGACCTAATTTTGAAAATATCGCGCAAAATATTACCATTGTAGAACGACCACCTGATTGCATGCCATTAAGCAGTAAATCAAATGAACGCCTTGAGTTTTTAGGTGACGGTATTTTAGAATTGGTCACAAAATATTATTTATACCGCCGTTTCCCAAAAGAAAATGAAGGCTTCATGACTGAAAAGAAAATCGCCATTGTTAAAAATGAAGCCATTGGTAAAATCGCTCTAGAAATGGGTCTACACAAATGGTTAATCATTTCCAAACACGCAGAGGAAAAGAAAATCCGCACAAATCTGAAAAAGCTGGGTTGTTTGTTTGAGTCATTTTTAGGGGCTCTTTTTCTTGATTTCAATAAAATCAAGGTTACTGACGAAGATGGTTGGTTTCAGTCCATGTTTGTTACTGGTCCTGGATTTCAAATGGCGCAAAAATTTGTGGAAAATATTTTTGAAAAACATATTGATTGGATTTCGCTCATTACCAATGACGACAATTACAAAAATATTCTTCAAGTCAAAATTCAAAAAGAATTCAAGGTAACTCCCCATTATTTAGAAATTGAACACGACGCCGAATTGGGCTATAAAATGGGTGTCTATCTGTGTCTAGGTCAACCCATTCATAGCGTAACACACGACGATTCTGTTCACATTTCTTATTTTAAAACATTTAAATCCATACACGATTACGTTGCCGAAAATAACAAGATATTTTTATTCATGGGAGAAGGACAACACAAAATCAAACGAAAGGCGGAACAAATTGCATGTAATGAGGCAATAAAAATTATAGAAGAAAACAATGGAAAAATTGATGTTGCAGAGATTGCAAACATTGGCAACATTCCCGAAATTGGCGACTTTGGTGAAGAATAATTGTAAAAGCATAAATTTATTCTATTTGAATTATATAAGCATTAACAATGAATCCTTTAGAAAAATTGAAACAAAAATTAATGGCGAAACCTACATTAAATGAACAGAAGCCTGTTGTAGTCGCTATTAAAGGAGAAACAAGAATGAAACATACCCAACCAGCCAAACCACTTGAAAAACAAGGTGAAAAGGAAGAAGGCGAGTTGAGTGAAGAAGTTCAAGCAGAGGAATCAGTTGGTGGTCCTGAGAATGTGACAAAAATGATTGTAGTAGATGAAACCAACAAAGGCTACAATCGTAATGATTTTTTGATGAAATTAACTGAAAATAAAAAAACGAAAGTTAAAGTCAAACCAATTATGGAGACTGTTGAAGCGAGTAAACAAACTGAGCCAATTGTACAGCCTGCGCCAATAGAAGTCCAACCACCTGTTAAAAAGGCGAAGAAAATCACCAAAAAAAAACTTCTTATTATTGAAGGTGACGCTGACGCCGACGAAGAGGGTGCCGAAAATGTTGAGAAAATCATAGCAGAAGAACTTCCACAGGGCGAAGAAGAAGTCGTCGCATTGACTGAAAAAAAAGAACCAGGCAAGAGAGGCCGCACAACAAAAAAGGTAGAAAAGGGTATTGCAGTGCTAGGACCTGAAAATGTGGTGGAAATTGGCGACACTCCTTTGTCTCAAAGATTGGCCAAGAAAGATCCTCCTGTTATAATCAAGGTTTCTAGTTATTACATGAACAACAGAGAAATTTTTGTTAATTTTATCAACTCTTTGTTTGAACCATATAAAAAAGATTTAGAAAATATGAATGCAAATATTTCATGTGATACAATTGGTAATAGTAATACAGATGATAAAGCATTTTCTCTCATGACACATCAAAAAATTGTTAGGGATTATTTAAATATGTTTACGCCTTATCGTGGATTATTACTATATTTCGGTTTAGGCACTGGAAAAACTTGCAGTAGTATTGCAATTGCAGAGGGTATGAAGGACACAAAAAAAATCATAATTATGTTGCCTGCCTCTTTAAGAACAAATTATATGGAAGAATTAAAACATTGTGGTGATTCTTTGTATAAGAAAAATCAATACTGGGAATTCGTGTCAGTCAAAACCAATCCTGAGGCAATGACAACATTATCCGCCGTTTTGAATTTATCGCAAGAATATATTAAAAAACAACAAGGTGCATGGTTTGTCAATATTAAAAAGCCTTCTAATTATGAAGAGTTAACTTCCATAGAAAAAAAATCATTGGACGACCAATTGAATGAAATGATACGCAACAAATATACATTTATCAACTACAACGGGTTACGTTTAAAACGACTTGAAGAACTTACATCCGGCTTCACCAAAAACCTGTTTGATAATTCCGTGATTATTATTGACGAGGCTCACAATTTAATAAGTAGAATCGTCAATAAAATCAAAAAAGAAAAGGTCGTGCCCGAAAATGATAGAGGCGAGAAAGAGTATTCGCCGAAATTTCTTGCGGTTAAATTATATGAATACTTAATGAGCGCTAAAAATGCACGAATTGTTCTTCTAACAGGAACACCTATTATCAACTACCCTAATGAATTTGGAATACTTTTCAATATTTTAAGAGGATATATCAAAACCTGGAATTTCCCTTTAAATGTTAAAACAACTAAAAAAATAGATAGAAATTCACTCCAAGAAATGTTACTTGGAGAGAAATCACTTGATTATTTGGATTATTCGCCTTCTAGTAAGATTCTTACTATTACTCGCAATCCTTTTGGTTTTAAAAATAAAATAAAGCAAGATAGCGGTTACAAAGGTGTCTCCAATGTTAAACGCGACGACGCTGGAAATAATATTTTTGACAGTGATTTTATAAGTGATGATGATTTTGAACGAAAAATCATTAGTATTTTAAAAAGAAATGATGTTGATGTTATATCAGATGGTATTAAAATAAAAAATATGAAAGCGCTTCCTGATGATTTTGATTTGTTTGAAAACCAATATATTGATAGTGTAACAAAAAAATTGAAAAATGTTGATGCATTAAAACGTCGTATTATTGGTCTATCTTCTTATTTTAAGAGTGCACAGGAGAGTTTATTACCAACGTTTAATAAAACGTTGGGAGTGGATTATCATGTTGTTAAAATACCAATGAGTGATTTTCAATTCAAAATTTATGAATCTGCACGAAGAGAAGAGAGAAAACTAGAAAAGGCATCTAAAAAACCACAAAAATTAGATGAATTGTTTAAAGAAGCTACTTCAACATACAGAATTTTTTCAAGATTGTATTGCAATTTTGTGATGAATGATAGACCTCTTCCAATGAGCAAAAAGAGCAAGGCTGCTGAAAAAGTTCGCGAAGAGGGTGAACCAAATGAGCAAGAAAATGATATTACAAAATTATTAAAAGATGCACGAAAAGAAGAAGCTAATGTAGACGTCAACGATGAACATGAAGGAGAAGAGGAGGGCGACCAAATTTTGGATAAATTAGGTGGAAACACATATAAAGAGAGAATTGAGGCCACTATTAAAAATATCAAAGAACACTCTAATGATTTTTTAACTCCTGAGGCCTTAGCACGTTTCAGTCCTAAATTTTTACATATTCTTGATAATATTAAAGACCCTGAATATTTGGGTTTACATCTAGTTTACAGTCAATTCAGAACACTTGAAGGTATTGGACTTTTCAGTTTGGTATTAGAAAAAAATGGTTTTGCTAGATTCAAAATAAAAAAGAATGGTTCTGATGTTTGGGAAATAGATATTCCTGAAGCAGATTTGGGTAAACCAACATATGCTTTATATACTGGAACTGAAACAGTTGAAGAAAAAGAAATAACTAGACGTATTTACAACGGTGAATGGGATTATATTCCAACCAATCTAGCATCTGATTTGAGGAAGATTGCAAATAACAATAATATGGGTGAAATTATTAAGGTGCTTATGATTACATCATCTGGTTCTGAAGGTATTAATCTTAGAAACACCCGTTATGTTCATATTATGGAACCATATTGGCATCCTGTTAGAACAGAACAAGTTATTGGACGTGCGCGTCGTATTTGCAGTCATAAAAATTTACCTCGTGCACTACAAACAGTTGAAGTATTTGTCTATTTAATGGTATTATCGCCCGAGCAATTAAAATCAGATGATGCAATTGAGTTGAAAAGAAAGGATTTATCAAAAGGAGAACCAAAAGTTCCAATTACAACTGACCAATTATTATTTGAAATATCCGAAATAAAAGCTAATTTGAGTTTGCAATTAACCGATGCAATTAAAGAATCCGCGTTTGATTGTTTTATTTATTCCAATGGTAAATGCATGAATTTCGGAGACCCCAAAAATAATAAATTTTCTTATGTTCCTGATTATGCAAATCAACAAAGCGACCTTACAGTTCGCGCTAATAAAAAACAAATAGAATGGGAGGGAAAACCGATTACTTTAAATGGAATAGAATATGTATATAGAAGAATAAGTCCTAGACAGTTGAATATTTATGATAAGAAGAGTTACTTGGGTGCATTAGAAAATGGAGACATAATACCTGTCCAAATTGGCACACTAGAAATAAATGAAAGGGGCGAACAGGTTTTCAAACAATTGGTTACTTAGTAGCATAATGCTATAATAGCTTCTATTAATTCTTTTTCTTCTTGAGTTAAACTATTATAAAACAAGTTGATGTCATAATATTTTGTTAGCATTTTATTATAATAATCGCTAGCCTTAGATTTAGTTTTTTTTACTATTTTATCCGAATATTCACCAATGACTTTTTTTTTGTCGGTTGCAATATACACTCTCAATAATGTATTTCTAAATCTCAAATTATACGCCCTTTCTGAAGCACATTTACACACATACAAAAACAAAACAATAAATCCTAAAAAATTCATGTTAGTATTTTATTATATTATTTGTATAATAATATACATTTTATTATACAAATAATTATTTCAATTTTATAATTTTTGCAAAATTAAATCCAATTTGTCATTTAATGTGGACATTTCTTTTTTAATTTCATCAATTTGTATTTGTAATTCATAATCATAGTTTGGCATAACAGTATTACTAGTACTATCATTTGAACTTGTTATTTTTTTTAACTTTCCAAAAATATTAATTTCTTCTGGTTCTTCTTGATGAGACGACTGTTCATCTTCCCATGTTATATGTTTATTATTATTATTATTACGGTTGCTGCCATTATTTTGTGCAGCCACGATATTATTTATTTTAATCAACTTTTCATTTTTAATAGATGTTTCTTGCGGTTTTAACCAATTTGCATCACTAGATGTATTGGTATTCTTATTTGTATTGTTTATCATTTCAATATCATAATTACGTTGTTCTTGAATTCTTTTTATTTCTAATTCAATTTCACTCATAGGTTCATCTAATTTATCAGTAAAATTTGGAACTGGTGGCACAGGTAACGTCATTGCATTTGTAAATTCTTCCTGTTTCTTAGTTAATTCTTTTTCAAAAAGGTTCAATCTATCATTATGAATATCCTCAAAAGTAATTGATTGTTTGATCGGCTCATCATCGTGTATTTTAATTTTTCTATATTGATTTTGTGTAGACAAATCATGTGTATGAGATGCATTTGAGTTGTTGTTATTGGTGTTGTTTGTTTTGATTATATAATTAATTATTAACAAAATATATTTTTTATTCAATTCAATCAAGTTGTTGCAACTGTTTTTTTCTGTTATAAAAAATTCATTCAGGTTTGATTGAAAAATATGCAAAAGGGTTTTATATTTAATTACTGAATCACATAACTGTTTTATTAATGGTTCATCTATTAATACTTCCCATAATAATTCTAGATTTTCCTTTTCTAAAAAATCATTTATTGACATCGGTGTAAGATGCAAGTTGTAAGATATATATAGTCTAACTTATAACTTTAAATTATAATTGTTCATTGAAATAAATTTTTCTAAATTTTTCCATATATTTATCCTTTAAAACATGAGTTTTTAAATAATGTTCAGTTAATTTATCTTCTAACATATGAACAATGAAAAAAATACTGTAAATACCACATTCAGTATTGCCGTATTGATGTTCAACTGGATGATTTTCATCATATACAAAATTAATTTTAGGTTTTAATTGCTTTCCTTGAGTTTGAATTTTTTCTACAAATTTCATTATTTCAGGCGGTGCTTTTCGCCCTACACTATCAAAGAAAAATATTTTGCCCTTTTTGATGTTTATGAACATGGAAATCCAATGTTCGCCAGGCTTATCGTGAGGATCCGTATTAAATATAATACCAATTTTTGTTTTACCTTTTTTAATTTGGTCTTCTAAATTGAAATTACATAATTCTTCCCAAACACACTCTCCATATATTTTTTTTTTATCAAAATCTATTGGCGAAGGTCCGATAAAATCAAAACATTTATAAGCCTTTTCATATTGTTTCATTACTTTTATGATATCCACACTTGAGAGCCATTCATTTGGATTTTTCTTCCATTCATATGGCGATTCAGGTGCAAACGACTCTTTAAAATCTTCATCCAATTGTCCAAATTCATCTTTTTGTTTCAACCAACATGATTCTTTATTACATACGTCACTTAGATAATTTGACAACAACTTATGAATTTCTTTTGAATCATTTGTTACTATTTTTACGTCAGGATGGCGCAAATTCCATTTGTCTCTTAATTTAAACAATGATGTATCTGTGTAACATGTATAGTTTTTGATTTCTTTCTTATCTTTTGGGCTGCAGTTAACTTTATTCAATTCTATTGGCGTATTTTTTAAATTATGACTGTGACTATGAGAATGACGCGATCCATCCGATTTGCGCGTATTGCGAATACTTTTATTTTTTCCTTTGCCCTTTCCCCTTTGATATTTTTTTTTATTCAATTTTTTAGTCTTATTGTTGTTATATTTTTTAATTCGCATCTTATTTTATAATGATATTTTCTTTTTTGGGAATTCCTTGAATTGATTGAATTGATTGAATTCCTTTCATTCTTAAAGTAGGTTCTTTTAAATCTATTTCTTTTATTTTTGGTAATATAATTTCTTCGGGTTTCTTTGTTGTTGTTATTTTTACAAATTTTTCTAAACCATTTGGCATCTTTATTGAACGCATAAATAACTTATCCTTTTCTTTGTCATAATTATTATTATTATTATTACTGTTGGCATTTAAATCAACATCTATCTCTAATTCTGCGTCATAATCTTTGTATTGCTCTTGTATAATATCATTGTTGTCTATTATTTTAAAATATTGTATGCACGTTTTTACATAATTATCAAAACTAAATTTAATATCAGGATTGATTTCATTGTAATTATCGTCTTTTTTTAAAAGTAATTCTCGGGTCAAATTTAGTATTCGTTTTCTGTAAAATTTCTTATCTTTTTTATTTATATTTTTGGTCTGTTTGAAATGTTGTTGCATTTTTTCATAAATTTCTTTGTTTATTAAACAATCTAAAGTTATTTGATGTATTATATTTTCTGACAT